GAGCAGGACGTACCGGAAATTCCGGAAGTCCCGGAACACTCGGAGGACTCGGGAGAAGAGCCGAAGGAGCCGGAAGCCCCGGAGGAACCGAAGAAGCCGAGAACGCAGAAAAAGAAAGAAGAGTAGTTGAAAGTAGGGAAGGGGAGCAATCCCCTTCCTTTTTGTGAGTATAGGAGCATATCCCGTATTCACAAAAAGGAAATAGAAAGGAGAAAAGGTAATGCAGGAAAAAGAATTTAAGCGCTTCATGATGAAGCCGAATGCTGAAATGTATCCGGGAATTAAGGTTACAAAGGATACTGAGCTTGAACACAAAACGGAGAAGGTGGAGCAGACGGTAAAAGACTTGGTTTTTCATTCTGTAACGAGATTACAGGGGGATAACTACGTTAGTATCCTCGATACCACGATTCAGCTTGCTGAGGGGGATGTGCTGCTTTTTGAGCCGGACGGCAGAGGGTATGTAAAGCCGGTAGAAGAGTTTATGTCGGTTACGGAAGCTATCGAAGAACTGAAGTGCATCGAAGACCTACAGTAGGAGGTGGAGTATGTTTCATGTTGAAGAAGATATGACTATCTGCCTGACAAGGGGCGATGTGGTATTCTTTGTTGTAGAAGCAGATGACCGAGGGGAACCGTATATGTTCCAACCGGGGGATGTTATTCGTATTAAGGTGTGTGAAAAGAAAGCCTGCGAGAATGTGGTCCTACAGAAGGACTTCGTTGTTGAAGAGGAAACTGAGGCAGCACGTATTTATTTGACGAAAGAGGATACAAAGATTGGTGATATTATCAGCAAACCGGTTGTTTACTGGTATGAGGTTGAACTGAACCCGGACACCAATCCACAGACGATTGTTGGTTATGACGATGACGGAGCAAAGATTTTAAGATTGTTTCCTGAAGGTAAGGATAAGTAAGGAGGTACGGAAATGAGTGCGGAAGCAAAAAATGTGTTGACCGGGAAAATACCGACTCTGCCGGTGGTCGATAAGACTCTGAAAAGGGCCGGCTATTCTGCGGATGCGAAAGCTACCGGTGAGGCTATTGCAGAGAATAATAAGAAAATCGATGTAAAACACGAAGAACTGCGTGAGGAACTGGACATCGAGAGGAAGAGAATTGACGAATCCAGAGGATTAATTGACCAGATTGCAAACAATCAGATCCCGGAAGAGTACCTGGAAGAAGCAGTAGACAAGTATGTGGAGGAAAACTCTGCAGGATTTGCAACACAGGCATCTCTTGAAGCCGTGGAAACTGACTTAAAGAGTGAGTTAAGCAAGGTAGAAAACACTATTTTGCAAAAAGGTGGCTATATGAAATGTGATGAAAATACATTTCCATGCGTAGAAAAATTTGGGGCGTATATTAACGGTGCAGGTGAATATGTTGAACAAGAACTGTTTAAATCTTACGAAATGACAGTAGACGCTGACCGAAATATATATTTTAAGGACACACAACAATATGTTTGTCTTGCGGTATATAACGGAGAAGTTGGTTCTGAAAACTATATTGACAGATATAGGGAAGATACTTTACCAACGGAAACTAACCCATATAGATTAGTAAAAGGACAGACTATTGTGATTTCTATTACTTATAGTGAACCATTGAAATTTTACTGTGATAACATTAGCGGTGCGGAATCTTTTAAAGAAGATATCTTATTCAACAGTAAAGATAAAATGATTCTGAAAAATGAAATCACATCAGCCTATCATAAAGTTACTTGTTTCTTTACCAATGGCGCACACTTAATTGGTATTGATTTATGGAAATATAAGAACGCTTCTATAAATGCTGATGTGTGGGCTATGGGCGGAGTATACAAGTACGATAACGGTTTTAATGTTATCGACACAATTATTCTTCCTGTAGAGTGGGATTGTGCCATTAAAGAAGTTGGTGCTTCTGATTTCATGGGTGGAAAAATGCACGGAGATGAAAACTTCGTAGAGTTTAACATATTTGTTGACGGTAAGACATTCGACACAAATGTAGTAACAGATACAATATACTGCGACAAGGTAGAGTTGGTTCAGTTATCTATTCTTAACAGATGTGACACTCCGAACGATAATTTATTGAACCATGTTAAGCACATAGTTATTGAACAAGACTCTATATTTTGTGAGCAGTCATTCAAGGCATTACAGGATTTTGTTGTCGAACTTGGGTATACAGGAATGTTGCCAGTTGCGCCGAACTATGCTTCTAAATTCATTCGGAATAAAAAGTGCGAATACGAAGATATAAACGGCGAAGGATATGTTCAGAACAATACAAGGGGACGCCATCAATGGGCAAACATCACTTCTGATAATGGGAATATAAGGTTTGAATGCGACAGTGACAGTGAATATGAACCTATTTTTTCAATCACGAACGGTTCTAACGACCACAAGTGTTACTATTCCATCAACAACAACAGAGTTACTTGGGAAAGTGGAAAGATAATTACCACAATGTACAAGGTAGACTTTTCGCTTAACTAACTTAAAGCAGACTTTAAACCAGTAATTAAATCAATAATGGGAGGCTAGAAATGGCCTCCCTTGTTTTGTTGCATAGGCAGAAGGGAGGATGACGATGACTCTTTTAGAAATGAAAAAGAAAGTGCTTGGGCTTATCGAAGAGTTAAATCCGGACAGCGAACTTCTTACGGATGATCCGGACATTGCTGCAAAGTTTGAGGATGTAATAACTCAGGTTATGTTTGAGTTGGCACGAATCAAGAAGATTCCGGACTATGTAGAAATGACGGTAAAAGAAGGGGATTTGATTCGCTTCGAGGATATTATGGACGAAACGGATTATGAGGTATATCAAATCAATATTATCCGTGGTGTTGAGTATGAAATCAAAGCGCAGGGGACGGTAATTAAGTTCTTGGAAAGTGGTACGGCGGAGATAGAGTATTTTAGATATCCTACACGGATTACGGACAAGAACCGGGCAAAGTATACATTTGAGCTGAGTCCGGATGTATTGGAAATTATGCCGTACGGTGTTGCGGGGGATTTGCTTAAGAGTGATATTTCGACCAGCTATGGTGCGGTGTATTCCCAGAGATACGAAGCTATGATTCAGAGACTGGATCCGAGATACAGCATGACAAGTATAAGCTTCGAGGGAGGGATTGATGTATGATGCCGGACAACAACCTGGTTTCAAGGGTATACGGCAATTTTCGAGGCGTTGACTTCCGGGGAGAGGAAATAAACCTGGTGCGAAGCCCGGATTGCCTGAATGTATGGAAAGATTATAAGGAGACGGAGAGCATAAGAACACGTCCCGACCTGAAACTGAAAGTAAGCTTTTCGGAAAAGGTATGGGGCGTGTTTTTTTATAAGGCAGCGGAGAAAGATATGCTTTTGGTGCATAGCGGAACGAAGCTGTATAAGGTGGAAAATGACAAGGAGACGGAGCTTTATGCCGGTCTGAATGCGGCGCGAAGCGACAGTTTTATATATAACAATATGTGGTACTTCAAGGATGGTAAGAATTACCTTCAGTTCGACGGAGAGACGGTGAAGGAGGTGGAAGGGTATGTTCCGACTACGTCCATTGCGAGAAAGCCGGCCGGTGGCGGTACCGCATATGAGGATGTGAATCTTCTTACCGGGAAGCGCATCAACACGTTTCTGGCAGACGGCGAGAGTAAGGAGTTCTGCCTGGATGCACAGGACATCGACGAGGACTATACGCCGGTAGTGAAGGTAAATGATAAAGAGGTGGAAGGCTTCACGGTGGACTATGCGGCAGGAAAGATTACGTTCACAACGGCGCCGGAGGAGCCACTTACGGATGGACAGGACAATGTTTCGGTGGAGTTCCGGAAGACAGTGGATGGATACACGGATAAAATCAGAAAGTGCACTCTGTTACAGGTATTTGATAACAGGGTGTTTTTTAGTGGGAACGAGGATTTCCCAAACATGATTTTCCACTGTAGCCTGAATGACCCGACGTATTGCAGTGACATGGATTATTACAATGAGGGACTGGATTCTGCCATGGTAAAAGGTCTGGTAGCCGGTAATAACGTGCTGTGGGTGTTTAAGGAGCCGTCTCAGGCGAATACGACGGTGTTTTACCATACGCCGACGATTGACAGCGAGTACGGAAAGATTTATCCGAGTACACATTCCAGTATTTCTACCGGTTGTGTTGGCCGTGCAATTAATTTCAACGATGATATCGTTTTCTTCAGTGCCAGAGGTATGGAGGGAATTAACGGAGACATCACCACGGAGCAGGCAATCGCTCACAGAAGCTCTGTTGTGGATCGGAAGCTGATTGCGGAGCCGGAGTACCGGGAGATGATTCTGGAGGAGTGGGAAGGATATCTGATTGTGTTTGTGGGGAATAAGGCGTATCTGGCTGACAGCAGAGCGTTCTTTACGAATGACAATCACAACGAATACGAATGGTTTTACTGGGAACTGAAGAAGAAGGTGACCAGTGCGAAGGTGCACAACGGGATTCTGTATCTGGGTACGGAGGATGGTGTGTATACCCTTACGGACACAGAGAGCCCGGTGGAGAGCTACTGGGTGACGCCGAAGGATAAGTTCAAGTATCCGCAGCATCTGAAGACTTCGAACAAGAGAGGATGCGTTGTGGAGGCGACGGGAGACATCTCCGTGTATGCGAAGACGGAGAAGACGGACTTTGAACTGATTGGGACGCATGAGAACGTGACGGACTATCTGGTCAGCAGAATCAAGCGGAAGAAGTTCAAGGATATCCAGTTGAAGTTCTATTCACAGACACGGTTTAGTCTGGAAACGGTCACGTTGGAGTGCTTTGTAGGCGGGTACTTGAAGCGGTAGAAAGGGGACAATATGGCAAATATCGATTACGAAGAGCAGATTACGCAGATTGAGGATGAAAAGCAGCAGAAGCTGACCGAGACGGAAGAGATGTACGGCGGGATGCTGGAGCAGACCAAGCAGAAGTATGATGATTTAACCGAGGCTTCAAAAGGCTGGGTAACCGAGCAGTCCGCATTGCAGCAGCAACAGACGGATTATACGATTGACCAGATTGAGCAGCAGAAGGAGCAGACGGAAAAGGACTATACGAAGGAGCAGTCCGGTGCCTATGCGGACTGGCAGAAGGAAAGCAATCGGTACGGTGCAGGTGCGGAGGAAATGGCAGCGGCGGGACTTTCCAATTCCGGATATAGCGAAAGCTCCCAGGTGCAGATGTACAACACGTATCAGAACCGTGTGGCAACAGCGAGAGCGGCGTATGATCTGGCAGTAATGAATTATAACAATGCAATCAGGGAGGCACAGCTTCAGAACAGCAGTGCTCTCGCGGAGATTGCCTATACAGGACTGCAACAGCAGTTGGAACTGGCATTGCAAGGCTTACAGTATGAGAACCAGCTTCTCCTTGATTTGGAAGGTCAAAAAGCCCAGATTGAGGATACCTATCACAACCGGTATTTGGACGTACTTGACCAGATGAATGCCGACAGAGCCTTTGAGGAGTCGGTGCGGCAGTACAATCAGGACTATGAAGAGGGTGTCAGACGGTTTAATGAAGAAATGGCACGGTTGAAGGCACTGGATGAGGCGAACGAAGCTATTATTGAGGATACTCCGGAGGAAGAGACGAAAGCAAGCGGTTATACCGGTAGATTCCTTACTATTCCGGGAATGACGGCAGGAAACAAGGAAATTACGGACTTTATCGAGAAAAATATGCCGAAGGCGGTGTCAGGCAGTTATTCTGCCTCCAGTTACCAGCAGAAACTTGCAAACGATGAGAAGAAGCTGCAGGGTGCAGGGGCAGATAAGAACAATGAACCGGAAAAATACGAGTTTGGAACACCGTATTATCGAGGAAGCTACAATTCGGATGTAAAGCAATTTGGAACATTTAATAACGGCTACCAACCGAAGGGAATCAACGGCCATGGGTGGTTGAAGAAAACCGGTGAAAAGGAAGAGGTACATACGATTGTGCAGTATGGAAAGGATGCCGGAAAAGAGAAGGTTGTACATCAGAATATATGGGTGGCGGATGACGGTACAAAGTGGATCTGGAACGGTGTTGCAAATGAGTATGAGGAATACTAGAATCAGGAAAGAAGGGACTTTATGGCGCGATATTTGGATGCAAACGGGAAACTTGTAAAGGAAAATAATAAAGGTACTGCTACAGCCAAAAAGAAACGTGTTTATGTTCTTGGACAGGATGGGAAATTGGTGAGAACAGAAATTGAAGACACGAATCCCTCCGGAGTTAAGGATAGTTCCTGGTTCAAAAAGGGAGCCTTTGAGGACGGTTATCAGTTCGGAGATGTGACAAAATCGGTAGGTGCTACGCTCGGTGATGCGGCACTGGGTGTAGTACAAGGTGCCGCAAACTTGGGAGAAGGTATCGTAGATCTCGGCATGTACGGTGTGGCCGGACTGTCGGACTTGGTAGGTGCGGACTCTTTTGCGGATGATGTGCGGAACGTGGCGAAGAAAAACGCTGTGGATAATGCTTTCGGATGGGTGCGTGATAATGCATTTGAGGACTCCTTTTTGGGAGATAAGTCGGTTGGACTCACGCAGGGTGTCGGTCAGGCGGCAACTGTCATATTGACTGCCGGAGCAGGGGCGGCAGCGGGGCTTGGTTCTGCGGGAGCCTCCGCTCTGTCTGCAGGTACGATGTTTGCTTCTTCTGCCGGTGGCGGTATGAGTGAAGCGTACCGGAGCGGAGCATCGGACGGAGACGCATTGAAATACGGTTTTATGAAGGGTGCGGTGGATGCCGGTACGGAATTGATATTCGGTGGCCTTGGAAAGACGGTGAATGCTCTTGGTATTAGTAGAGGTATTTCGTCTTTGGATGATATCTTTGCAAAGAAGCTCAGTAGTAAAATTAGCAATCAGGCATTGAAGACCTTAACCCAGTACGGTGTGAAGGCTGCAGGGGAAGGCGCAGAAGAAGTTTTGGCCGGACTGGGGTCTGCGGTGGCGAAGAAGCTGACATATATGTCGGATTCGGACCTGAAGCAGCTGATAGATGATGAGGATTTGCTTGACCAGTTTGTTATGGGTACCTTAACCAGTGCCGTTATGCAGGGAGGAGATGCGATTCACTCCGCATCCTCCGGACGGGATTTGGTCACCGGCATGACAAAGAATGAAGAGCTTGTGGTAGAGGCAGAGGCAAAGAAGCGCATTGCAGAGAGGGAAGCAAGCGGTAAGCTTTCCAATAAGGAGAAGAATGCGATTTACGAGCAGGTAAAGAGCGATCTTGCCAAAGGATATATCGGCATCGATACCATTGAGAGTGTACTTGGAGGAGATGACTACAAAGCGTATAAGGATGTTTCCGACCGGGAGGAAGCTCTTGTGAAGGAGTTTGAAGAGCTTGGGAAGAAACTGAATGCTACATTGGCGGAGCAGGCACGGTATGCGAAGCTGGAACAGCAGATTGAGGAGCTGAAGGGAAGCTCCGAGAAGTCGAAGCTGAAGGAACAGCTCAGTCAGAGAGTGGCGGAACTGGCCAAGGGTGACCGTCTCGTGGAGAGTTACAATGAGAAAACGAGACGGAGTCAGGCTTACACTGCGGATTTGTCGAAGTATAATGCAAAGCAGCAGGCTGTTGTAAGGGCAGCGGTGGAGAGCGGTATCCTGAATAATACGAACCGGACGCACGAGTTTGTCGATATGATTGCAAAAATCGCGGCAGACAAGGGCGTCTCTTTTGATTTTACGAACAATCAGAAACTGAAGGACTCCGGATTTGCGCTGGAAGGGAAAACGGTAAACGGTTTCCTGAAGGATGGAAGCATTTCTCTGAATATTGAGTCTGCTAAGGCATTAAATACCGTGGTTGGCCATGAAATCACTCATGTACTGGAGGGGACCGGGTTGTACGGAGAGCTCCAGCAGGCAGTAAAGGCGTTTGCAGAAAGCAAGGGTGAGTACGGAAAGCGTCTGGAGGCATTGCAGAAGCTGTATGCAGGCGTAGATGGTGCCAACATTGAGAACGAATTGACAGCGGATCTCATCGGCGATTACCTGTTCACGGACAGCGACTTTGTGAACCGTCTTTCTACCGAGAAGCCGGGCCTCTTCAAGAGACTCTTTGAGGAGATTAAGTATCTGCTGAAGACCGCCACCGCCGGAAGTAAGCAGGCGCGGGAGCTGGAGAAGGTAAAGAGAGCGTTCGAGAAGGCTTATAAGGCGAGTGGAACGGTTGGAAGTGGTACACATTACTCGCTAGGCACAACTACCGATGGTAGGTTTGTTGCAGTTGTTGATAATGATATACTGAGTGGAATTGACACAGCTACATGGGACAAGGCAAAGAAGGAAGCAGCAAAGAAAGCGGCTTCGGATGCATTAAAAAAATTCAGCGAGGGAATTGTTGTTGATGGAGTAACGCGCAAAGTCAACAGAACATCCAGAAGAGAATATACGAGGTCAAAGTATACAGAATGGCTGTATCATAATACTCCGGATGTTTTTGCAGATAAGCTGAGAGCCGCAGAAGTGGCAGAAGATATCGTAGTGGCAACTACAAATTGGAAGCGCGACGGAGTTTTGGATCATCCGAGAAAAGACGATTTTGTTGATTTTGACCATGGAACGACATTGATTTTATCGGGCGATACAAAGTATATTGCGGATGTTGTAGTAGGTATTACAGATGACGGAGAAGCAGTACTCTATGATGTTGTGGATATGACTCCGACGTTATTTGATATGAAAAAGGAATCCCCGACCACCGCTACTACGCAAAATGCGATTGGCGATATAAAAAGGGATTCCTCTGCTAATAGTATACCACAAAACGAGAAAAATGCAACCACTTCTTCTAAAATCAATGTATTGACGGATGAAGGGTTGACAATGACCTATGTGAGAGTTCCTAATCAGAATACCCGAAATTATGGTAGTACATACGGCCAGAATATCGAGCCTGCCGGCGAGTATATGAGTATGGATACTATGCAGGGGCAGCATAAAATAGAGGGTTACGAATACGGAACCATACAATTTAAGAAACCTCTGGTACTGGAGCATATAAGTACGAGTGATACCGGTTGGAAGAAGACGGTAAGTGATATGTATAACGGATTAACCGGAAAGAAGCTGACTCAGGCTTTAATCAAGGACGGTTATGACGCGATTGTGACTTACGACGAGTACGGCTATAGTGAGATTGTAAATCTGAACGGTACGAAACTGAACGGTATACCTCAAAAAGAGATAAATGCTAGTGGTAATACAAGGTATTCGTTAGGTGAGAGAAACTTAGAAGAAAGAGTTTCAGGAGACGCGTTGCTTGATGCACAGGACTTAATTTCAGAGATTGAGGATGTTGCGGAAATTAGTCCAAGCGGTTACGTTACTTTGTATCATAGAACAACAGAAGAAAATGCAAGAAGAATAATGGAGACTAGAAGGATGTCGGCTAAGGAAGACGGCATCTTTTTTAGTACCAAAGAAGATGGGGAAAATTCTGTTGGATATGGTAAGGGTGTAGTGAAACTTAGAGTGCCTGCAGAAAAATTGGTATTGGACGATATCTTCTCTGATGAAGCACATGTGAGAATACCATTAAAAACAAGAAATGAAGTTTTGGATATCTCAGAGTATTTAGATGATACATCATCTGTTCAGCATTCCTTGGGGGATGATATTGCTCCGCCGATAGGTACATATAACGTACGCGGCAAGGATATCGTATTAGAGGAAATTGCACCGGTGCAACAATCCGAGACCCCGAAGGAACTGGGGCCAATACGGGAGGACATTGCTCCGGTGAAAGCGGCATCGGATTCGACTGTGAAGGATATCGGCCCGGTAAGGGAGGATATCGCATCACCGGAAATCACAGATACGGAAGAGAATGTTCCGGTGGGACAGGAGTACTCTCCGGATGAATTGCCGACGTGGGAGGGAGTGAAGAAGCCAGAGTCAGATGAATACGCACCAGAGCCGGAAAGTTACCCGCGTAAGAAGGTAACGACGGTGAAGGAACGGAATGCGGCTAAGCTTCAAAGCCTAAAGGTACAGTTGAAAAACGAGCAGGACCTTAAGGAGAAATCCCATGCTTCTTATAATGCGGAGATTCGCGATTTGCAGTCGGAGTATGATCGCAAAAGAAATAAGAATACGAGAGCTGCACAGGAACTTCTGGATAGAATCGAACGGCGGAAGCAGAGCCGTGATAATACGGATGCCTATTACGAAAAGCGAATCAGCGATATTAAGAAGAAAATCGATAAGATGAAAACCAAAGAGTTTAGAATCGTGGAACATCGAATGTCGAAGGAGGAGGAGTATCGGGCAGTACTTGGTGAGCTCATGGGCGATACTTCCACATGGGTAGATAAGAAGATGGGTATCTACTACAAAGTGAATACGCTTCGTAGAAATCTGCGGGATATCGTAAGGGATGCGAATGGTAACCGGGATATTGCAAGAGCGGACGCTATCTATGACGAATTGCAGGGAAAGTATAATCATAACGAAGCAGAACTGAACCGGGAGGCGAATGCAATCAGGGCGAGGTATGCTGAGTTAAAGATTACCGCCGAGGAGGATGCCTACATTCAGATGTTGGGTGAGTACCGCCACAATCCGGATACGACACTGACGGCGGACATCATGAAGGAGTATTTCGAGAAGCACAAAAAGAAGATTGATCCGGAAAAGGTGGAGAAGGTTATTGCGAGTGCACGGCAGCTTTACGATGAGTTATTCCGTCGTGTCAATGCAACGTTGGAAGAGCAGGGAATGCGTCCGATTGAGTACCGGGAAGGTTATTTCCCGCATTTTACGGATGACAAGCAGAGCTGGCTTGCGAAGCTGTTGAACTGGAAGACCAGAAAGGATGAGATTCCGACGGATATTGCCGGTCTGACGGAACAGTTCAAGCCTGTGCGCAGTTATCAATCCTTTGACAAACACAGAACGGGTGATTCCACGGATTATAGTTTTATGAAGGGCTTGGATATGTATGTGCAGGGTGCGCTTGACTGGATTTACCATATCGAGGATATCCAGAAGCGTCGTGCCTTTGAGAATGAAATCCGGTACCGTCACAGTGACCAAGGCATCAAGGATAAGGTGGAAGCAATCCGTAACAATCCGGAATACGATGCAACGGAGGTACAGGACCAGATTGACCTTGTGTATAAGGAAGCCCGGAACCCGTTGAATAACTTCATTGTGGATTTCAGGACACAAACCAACACCTTGGCCGGGAAGAAACATTCTATGGATCGTGGCATGGAAAGTGATACGAACAGAAAGTTCTATTCTACCATGCAAAACATTTCCAACAGAGTGACGGCAAATATGGTTGTAGGAAGTTTTTCTTCTGCACTGACGAACTTTATTCCGATTACGCAATCCTGGGCGGAGGTGTCGCCGGTAAGCTCATTGTTGGCAATGCGAGATACGATTAAGTCCTATATTCGGAAGGACAGCAGTGTAGTTGATAATTCGGATTTCCTGACAAACCGCTTGCGGAAGTCAAAGAAGCTGTATCAGTCCACATGGGACAAAGCTATTGATAAGCTTGGGGGGATGATGGAGGCAGTCGATAACTTCACTTCGCAGGTAGTGTGGCGTTCTAAGTATCGGGAGAACATGAAAGCCGGAATGAGTGAGAATGAAGCTATCAAAAATGCAGATCAGTTTGCAGAGAATGTTATGGCCGGACGGAGCAGGGGAAATAATCCGACCATATTTGATGCAAAGAACCCGTTTATCAAGATAGCGACAGCGTTTCAGCTCGAAGTAAATAACCAGTACGGGTACCTGTTTAAGGATGTGCCACAGGAACTCCGGAATGAAGTAAAAGGGAAATTGGTAGCCGGGTACGCAAAGGTGTTTATCGGAGCATGGTTCTACAATATGGCGTATTCCGCTCTTACCGGAAGAGATGCGGCACTTGACCCGATTGGGATTATCGAAGACCTTCTGAAGGATTTGGGGCTTGGAGACGATGAAGAGCCGGAGGAACCGGCCGAGATAATCGGAAATCTGACAGAGTCGGTAGCAGAGGAATTACCGTTTATCGGCGGTTTTCTCGGTGGTGGACGTATTCCGATAAGTTCCGCATTGCCTTATGATGATAGTGACGGTTTTGTAGGTGCCGTTAGGGATTTGTCAGAAGATGTAGCGAACTGGACAGATGGCGGATGGAAAAATTTTGCAAAGGAAATGGCAAATCCGGCTTCTTATCTTTTACTTCCTGCCGGCGGCGGACAGGCAAAGAAGACCATACAGGGGCTTGGTATGTACAGTGACAAGCATCCGATTGCCGGTTCTTATACGAAAAGCGGAAAGCTGCGGTTTGCTGTAGAGGATACACCTTTAAGCAAACTGCAAGCGGCATTGTTTGGCCAGTGGTCCGGTAAGAACGCAAGGGAGTATATCGAAGAGGGAAGAAGCCCTCTGGGAGAAAAACAGACACAGGAGCTCATTGACACCGGACTTCCTATGGCTGATTACTGGAAGTACAGGGACGGCCTGAAGGAGCAGTCCGGTACCCAGGAGAAGATTGAGTATATCGCCGGTCTTGATTTACCGATTGCCACGAAGAACATTTTGGTGAATAATGCGGTAAACAGGGAAACACCGATTGACCTGACGGAGTACGATAATCTTTCCGGATATGAGGAGTTTGATTTCTTCTCAAAGAATAAGGAGCTTTACAATTTCCTTAAAGAGAACGGAGTTTCTTACTGGGATTATAAGATCCTTGGGGAAGATGTACAGGATGAGTATAAGGCTCTGCAGAAGGACAGCAGGAAGCAAAAGTTCCTGAAGGAGAACGGAGTGTCTGTCTCTACTTACTGCGGTTTTAGTGAGTGGGAGAAGGATGCGTACGACTGGGCCTATAAGAATCCTGAGAAGTACCGGCTGTCGCAGGTCATTACTAAGGATGTGGTGGAGTATAAGCGGTTTACTGCTGCGATTAACAATCTGGAATCGGATAAGGATGCAAACGGCAAGACAATCAGCAGTTCGAAGAAGAAAAAGGTGGAAAGATACATCAATAACCTGAATATCGATTACGGCCAGAAGCTGATTCTTTTCCGAAGCCTGTATGATTCGGACGATACGTACAACAACGAGATTGTAGAGTATCTGAACGGAAGGGATGATATTTCTCGGACGGAGAAGGAAAGCATTCTGGATTCCCTTGGCTTTGTGGTACATACGGACGGTCGGGTTACATGGTAGGAGGTGCGACATGAGCAAACAGGACAGACAGGGCGTAAGAAAAGCTTCCGACTTGGAACAGAAGTACAATTTAGGTTTGATTGGAGGGGGCGGAAGCAAGACGAATACATTGCCGGAGCAGTTAAACAAAATCAATCAGAGCTTTGCCCAGTTTTCGGCTCTGATTATCGGTCGATTTGAGTCGCTGGAAAGGAAAATCGATGGTTTGACTTTGGATTACGTGGTAACATTTGTGGTAGATGAAGAAGTTTACGAAGCGGTAAATGTGAAGGCGGGAAATTCCGTAAATGCACCGGCAGCGGAACCGACCGTAGATGGCGGTACCTTCGTTTTGTGGCAGCTTAACGGAGAGGAAGTTACATTTCCTTACACTCCGACAGCTGACACGGAACTGGTGGCAATATTTGAATAGCAGGGAAGCACTCCGGAAGGGGTGCTTTTCTCTTTTGGGGGTGATGGGATGAAGAGGTAGGAGAAGCGATAGAACATACTTAGAGAAAGGAAGGACAGTATGAAAACGTTGCTGGATTATATCGGTGAATCATGGCCGGGGTGGTTATGTGCGGCAGTGATGCCGGTGGTAGGGTATTTGTACGCTCAAGTGCGGGCAAGCCGAGCGGGTATTCGTGCGCTACTCCGCGCGGAAATTATTCGTGTGTATAACAAATACCACGATGACAAGGGGTATTGCCCTATTTATGTGAAACAGTCTATTGAGGACATCTATAAACAATACCATGCGCTAAAGGGTAACGGTGTAGGTACGCACTTGTATGAAGCGATTATGGCACTTCCGACGGAACCGCCGGAGAAGGGAGAGGAACATGAAAAAGAAACTTGCAAAGTTAATTGATGTGAAAAGCATTGTGACAATCGTACTTACGATTGTGTTTGCGACACTGGCACTTACCGAAAGAATTACCGGTCAGGATTTTCTTACGGTGTTCTCGGTAGTAATTGCGTTCTACTTCGGAACGCAGACGCAGAAACAAAAAGACCAGGCAGAGGAGAAGGAAGGTGAGGGAGAATGATTAGTGCAGAAGGTGTAAAAAGATATTGCGCAGCCATCCATAAGGCCGGAGCGGTGTATATGTGGGGAGCGGACGTTGAGGTAATTACCGAGGAGTTGATTGAGGGGAAGAAGGCTCGGTTCGGTACAAAGCATTACCAGACGTTGAACTTGTGTGAAGTGGAAGGAAAGCTTGGTGCGGACTGTTCCGGTTTCCTGACACCGATTGCCGGAATCGATCGGACCGCAGAAGGTCACTATAAGACTTGCCCGGTAAAGGGGAAGGCAGCGGATCTTCCGGTGGACAAGGTATGCTTGCTTTTCCGCCAGGAAGAGGGCGACATCGTTCATGTGGCGGTATATACCGGTGACGGCAAGCTGTATGAGATGTGGAACGGTTGTGAACACAGAGAGTTCAAACCGGGCCAGTGGACCTATTACGGAATTCCGGCATGGATTGAGTCACAGGAGATTGTCCGGAAGGTCGGAGCAAAGATTACAACCAAGAAAGCGTTGAATCGGTACAACAACGCAGCGGATGCAAAGACCGGAAGAAACAAATTGGAACATCCGTATGATCCGGGAACATTTTATATTTACAAGATTGATGTTGCTACCGGTGCAGTGAACATTACGAAGCAGAAGGGGAAATCGGGAAGCTGGGTAATGTTGTAATACCTTGCTTTTTTTAAAGAAACATGGTAGTATGATTCGTGTAACGTAATGAATAAACATACCAACATTATAAAATGATTAGAATTTCTCGGAAAATGGACATTAGATGGCTTTGACGAGAGGAAAATGTTCTTAAATAGGAACAAACTAGCAACAAAGAAATCGTGAACCCTTGATTTTTAAAGGTTTTTCTGAGATTTTGTTTTTAATCATTTTCTAATTTGATTTTTGACCGAACCTCTTGTATGATAGAGACAGATACAAAAACGCTATAAAGAGAGGTAATGGGTATGAAGAAAAATAATTTTGTAGGCATAGTTTTAGGATTACTGTTTCTGGTCATCGGCGGCGGATATCTGTTAGAGGTATTCGGGGTGATTGACAATTTCACGATTTTCTTCGATGGCTGGTGGACGTTGCTCATTATTGTTCCTTGTTTTGTCGGATTATTCCGTCAGGACGGTGCCAAGGTAGGAAACTTAATCGGTATTGCAATCGGTTTGTTTTTGCTACTTGCGGAACAGGATGTTTTGAGCGGAAGAAAGCTGTGGGCGCTTCTGGTGGCAGCCATTTGTGTACTCATCGGTGTGAATCTGATTCTTCCGAAAAAGCAGAAGAAGGAACGCGTTGAAGAAGGTATGGCGGACCGGTTTGACAGAGGTCAGAAGTCTGCAAACGATTCTGTAAATAACTCCG